AATTCAATTTAAATGACTTCTTTTGACTATATACTGTGCCTATACACTAGTGATTTCCTTACCCGTGTTGTTGGCATATTCTGCCCAATATCTAGTCTCTATTAGGCTTATATGGTTTACTGAACTCAGCCCAAAAGCGGATATCCGCCGCCTGTTGCTTTTTGTTGTCTAATGCAGGTATGCTTATGGTTTCTTTTGGTGTTTGAACTGAGTCCAAATACGCAAGATAACTTTTAACAGCCATTGACATTTCTAAATCAGCTGTTCGTGCAATCCAATCATAATGATGTACTTCTGCTTTTACATTTTCATTTTTATATGTCGCACTTTCAAGTTTACCAATGATACTATTGCAACTCTTACAAGTGACGCCTCTGACATGCCGTGTAGTATGACAATGCTCAATCACAAGATCGTATTCAGGGGTGTCAGTTTCAACACTAATACCGCAGCACTCACAGATTTTTTGTACTTTGCGTTCCAGCAAATTAATTGCATCACTGGGTTTAACAATATACATTTTGCATATCTGATATATTTTTATACATGAGTCTTTACCACAAAACTTATACCAGTCATCAGCATATTTGAAACGCCTGCCTTGACTTAATTGATGTGATCTATTACATACAGTACAAACTGAGTTTGATTTCTTCTTATTTGAGCTCATATCAGTGTTTTTCTTTCTTTGAGTTCATGTCAGTGTTTTTCTTTCTTTGAGTGTAGTGAGTATTTTATTATTTGTATTAGATCTAATACTGATCATTGATCATATCATGATTAAAAAAAGATATAATATTATTATTATAATAAAACTCCTTGTGTATACTTTCTTTTTTAGGCATATTCAAATACTGCATCTTGTGTGTTCTCCACTATCTGTGTATAATCAAAGTCTACATGGTATCCAACCTCTGACTGAATAAATGCACTTAAATCCTGTATATCAACTGGACGGTTGCTGCTAAATCCATCATGCTCTAGAAATATTTTAATTCCTTCAAGTGCAGTGTAGGTTTGGATTAGATCATTTACACGGCGTTCCTCACGGAAGTATATGCTCCACTTGCGGCTGCTGGTGAATGTTTCAACCTTGTGCTTGCCTGTTTTAGTTAGTTTAGGGCTTCCATCCGTATTATAAGCAAGTATTACACGCTCATTGCTTTTAATAAGAGCCCACATGCTTCTGATATCAGTGATTAGTTCACTGAGCCAAGTGTTGTGTTTTAGTAGTCCAATTGCCAGATCATTGTAATCAAGCATACGGTATAATGCGTGTCTACTATTGGTGCTAATACATGCTCCTGCAAACAGTGCTGTAATTACTTGCTTTGCAGTTTTAGGTTCAATGCCTACGGCCAGTGCCAGTGTATCACGAATAACATCTTTATGTGCAATGTAATCCTCAATAACGCACAGACCGGCTCCGCCTTGTTTTAGATATAGTTGGTATAACAATGTTGGTGCTGCTGTTTTAATATCATATATGTGTTTAAACCCGTGTTCTGCAAACAATGCCTGTCTTTGCTCACTGGGAATGTTTTGTAGCGGGTTCCAGAGCCTGTGGCTGCGATCCTCATATTCAAAACCACCGCTAAACTGATCAGCAAAGTTATCTTTTGCCCAGTTGAGTACAATGCGTTTTGTGCTTTCAGTATTGTTAATATCTAAATCAATACCCAGCATATCTGCTACATATCTAGCACCACTCTCGTTGAGTTTATATTGTTTACAGTAATGGCGCTCATAATCGTAAAGATCACAATGTGTGATAAGCAACTGTCCTTTAAGCCACTTGCTGATATCTTTTTGACATTGTCCAAAGTATTTGCGGATAAATTTTACGCCTAGTGGACGGGCTTTATCTGTGCGCAGTGTAGCAACTGCCATGCCTAATGCATTATGGCATCTGCGTTGTATTCTTGGATCATTAAAGTTGGGGGTATACATTTTTTGCTCTCCTTTCTAACATATGTGTATACTATCTATAGTAAAAAAAGGGCCGTGTCAAGCCCTTTATTCATCATCCCATGATGTATCAAACACATCACTCTTTTGTAGGCTACGAGCAAGACGGATATCATCAGGTAGTCTTAGTATAATGCGGTAATCGTTTTCAACACCCTCAATAAGATCAATTCTACCCTTAGCGTATAGACCCTCAATTAGTCGGTCCAAGCACCAGTTATGACGGTCAACAAAACTGCGGTAGATGTGGGCATTACTCATTGGACCGTTCCAATGTTCAATGCGGTCAGCACAGTCTTTCATCATAGATTTTACTGTAGTTGGTTTTGGATCATTGCCAACTTGGTGTTTACCTTTGGGAAATAAGCCAGGGTTCTGTTTATAAATGCGTGGCATATTTTTTAAGATGCCAACCATGTCATGTCTTTGGTCAACATCTTGTATAATCTGCACACTGCGTAGTGGCCGACCATCAGCATCCAATTTTACCTCACCAGTGTGTTTGTGAGTTTGTGGATCCATGGCGTTTTCTTTGATCTTGAAGATATTCATTCTGTTGTCTCCTCTTTCAATAGTCTTGTGCAGTATTCTTCCGGAACAAGATCCAAAAGTAATCCCATACGAATTTTAGCATCATCATTGCTATGAAAACCAAGTTTACCAATACAGATATTATCTGAACCTGATTTAATCTCTATCATTATTTTTTTGAATTGTGTATATGTCATTGTCTTTTTCCTTTGTAGCGTAACCATCTGTTACATCTATATTTATAACATATGTGTATACTTTGTCAACCTAGAAAACCGGATTTCCGTTGCAGATCTGCAACACTCAGTGAAAAAAAAGCCCCGGCATTCGCCAGGGCTGTCACACTCGTGACTAAGTTGTGAGATACTGGGAATGAATAAGAAACCTGTATCTCATGGAGAATGCGCAGCCTAACTGTGCATATGATTGTTATACAATATTTAATCCGCTTTGTCAAGAGTAAAGGCTCCAGGTAATGAGAAAACCTGGAGCCCCGCTGTGTAAACAACTTCACAAAAGATGTAGATGACTCTAGGGCATAAGATGCGCGGTTTAAGTTACCTTAAAATAAGGAGAAAACTAGATAACGGCTTGTAATCATAGTTAATACTTCATCTACGGGTTAACAGAAAAACTAGCAATTCCGTTAACAATATTATTTATAGTATCAGTGAAGTTCCCTGTCAAGAAGTTTTTCTGGAAACAATTCATTATATTGCGTACACCAACTCTTAAATTTTGTTTCACTGACATTTAACATTTTTGCTCGTTTATTGTCACTGAGGTCAGGTAAACCTATAACTCTTTCAAAATCATCCAGCACATCAGTTAGTCGTGCTTTGTTGCTGGCCTTGCGTCCAACATTCAGTTTAACCCCATCTGTCTTAACTAGTAGTTCAGGGTTAATCCAGATAATAGTATAATCATTATAGAAATCTATATCGTCAGGATCCATACTAAACACTACAACATTACGCTTTAGTGAATGATCCATAATCATTCCAGTGTATTCACCATTGGGCAAAACTTTTGGTGTATATGAAAGTAGCCATATAACGGCTACATGATCAGTACGGTATCCAGTACTGTATGTTTTTAATTTCCAGTTAACTTTTGCTCTAATACTATCGGGGGTCTGGGTCATAGTTTCCTCATACTAATTGGATTGAACTGTTGTATTCAATACCAGTAATATTTATAGAATTTTCCATGGTTAGTTCCATTTGGGCTACACGGAATAGTTTTGGTGTATCCCAGCCAAAATTAGTATCTTGCACACCAATAATATCGCCGCATTCTACTTTAAGTGCAGTGTGTGGTGCATCAAATTTAATAACCATCTGATAACGGCTTTCGTTCATCTGGAAGTCACTGATACTTTGCACTAAAACAGGATCATCAACCAAGTCAAGTCGTATCTGTCCTTCCAGTGTGACGCCGTTGTCTTCATTTCTATAAGTGCCATTATCACTAATAACAATATCATCATTATAGTTGTGATCACTGCCCTTATTGCGGAATACCGCGGTCATCTTGTTGTATTTGTTTTCTTTTGCTGGTAGATCTATGCTGATTGGACTCAGTATTTCATCGTATGTAAATGTTTTAACGCTGGTTTCATTTTGCTGTTTAATGCGTAGTCTATAGCGACCATTTTGGAATACTAGGATGCCATTCATACTCTCAAGTATCTCACCAACATTGTTGTATACGGCTGTACCAGTGCCTAATACACCATTGATCTTAAAATAACCGTTAACTTTAGTTCTTGCAGCTTTAAAACTATCTAAATCAATATGCAATCCAGCACTATAGTTTCCACTGCCGTCATGATCTAAACCTTTACCATAACGCTTACTCACCAATATGTCGTAAAGCACATCAACTGGATTTTGATCATTGCCTACAGTATTGAAACTCCGTGTAGTTTGTCCACTGCTGATAGTGCTGACATTCTGAATATTTTTACCATTGACAACCGCAGTAATCAGTGGCAAGCCACCTTTATATGAACCTGCATTTGCTTTTAATTTTAGTGTTATATATGCAACACCACGCAAGCGGTGGTTACTGGTCCAATTAGTAGCACCAACACTGTCCCTTAATACAGTATCATAAGCCTGACTGTCGCTGCCACTATGGTATATGATGTAAGTGTCAGCATCATTCAATG